AGTTTGGCTCATACTACGTGCAAGGGCCTTTGTATACCGACTGGCAAGACGGTCATAAAGGTTGTCCTCGATAGCTTCTTCCGTAATGGAGAATGCCAAGGCAATTGTCTCCATTGTATAACGAGCCGTGTACACTTCTTGCGCGTCATCAAAAGACACCGCTGTGCCCTCAGATTTGGTAGGAGCTGTTCCGAAACCGGACAACATTACCTCTTCTTCAAACGCACGATCAGAACTTTCCATTGAAAAGATCGCTTCGTGCTCACGGTCATACTGGTCGTACTCCAAACCGAACAATGCGTTCAGGCCGGGTTCCAACTCTTTAACGAGTTGTGCTCTGCTTATAGCCATTTTTCAAACCCTCCTATACGCCAGTGGTTGAAGGTGTTCCAGCCGCAATAGCGCCGTTATTGCTATTGAAGTGGTTATTCAACCTGACAATTGCACCAATCCCGGCTGCTGAAAAATCTTCGTTTGCCGCGTCCTCTACCCAACCCATAATCCTAAACTGTAGGGCGGCGGTAGTAGCAATCGTACTGATTGCCAGACGACCGTAAGATAAACCAGAAGTATCATCACCAGTGATTAGAGTCGAACCGTTAGCGTTAGCAAAGACAGCGGCACGAGCCGTAGCTTTGCTTGTCCATGACGCATCCGTTGCAATCACGTATAATTGCATAGGATCATCGTTTACATACGCCTTGATAGGATGGTTACTATTAGCCCCAGAACCGGGCCATGTGTTGCTCCACGTAGGTTTTCCAGTGGTACTCGAAACATATTCGCAACCTTGAAAGACACCTAGCAAACCGACTGTTCCACCAGCCGCCGCACCGGGCACATCAATATAGCCAGTAGAAAGAGGTATCACGGGTTCGCCATGATAAAACTTGCTAGTATTGCCATTTGCAATTTCATACATCGAGTAGTTGGACATACCTGTGGAATTGGCTGCTCCTCCTTGTTTACTCAGAGGGCGCAGACCAAATTTTCCGTTGGTATTAGCCATATCTTTTTGCTCCTTAAAGCAAAGGGTTTAAAACAATAAGCCCTAGCTCTCTTGCTTAGGACCTCCAAATGTAACACGCGACTGGCGTTCAGGTTTCTGAATCGCCATCGAATGATGCTGGGATTCTTTAAGAAGATCATTGTCAACGGCTGCCATAGCATCGGCATTCATCTGATTAAAATAAGATTTGCGTTCTTCAACAATTTCTACTGGAATTCGAGCCAGCAACAATCCTCCCACACCAAAGACACCTTCGTATCTTCCACCTTCAACGGTAGGGGCTTCAAATTCCGGATACTCATCTTTCCGAACAAGTTCCCACCCTTCTCTAACACGGGCAGAAATATTTTTTCGGTCGTCAAAGCCCCGGACCTCGGAACGTATCCACCTATGAACGTAACCTTGTGGCGGGTCAGGTGCGTCTAATAAAGACGGGGGTCTCCAAGGTTGACGGCGCGGTTTTACGGCCCGTTCCTCAGAAGCGCGGGGAGTACGATCAATTGTATTATTTTCCATTTTTCGGTCTCCTAGCGTTTATGTTTCGCGTACTCATCAAGAGATACCCCAAGCTTCCTTGCGATTGCAACTTCACTTGGAGAAAGTCTTACTGTTTTGCGCCCAGAATTGCTGGAGCGGGTTGCAGAGGCTACAGCCTGTTGAGGCCGCCTACCCTCTGATACGACAACTTGAGAACCTTCTCCAAACTTATGCGGAAAAGCTTCTTTCATGCGTTTATCTATTTCAGAGTAATATTCCTCGGAGTTTGTGTCAAACCCTTCTTCTTCAACAAGAGTTTTATGAATGCCAAAAGAAGCAAAGGTCATGGCTTCATCTTGACCAAACCAATCGTTCCTATTTGCCCATTCTTCAGCTTTAGGATCTGGTCGAACTGGTACCTGCCCCTGTGCGGGAGATTGAGCGGCCACTTGTTGCTGATACTGCTGCTGTTGCTGGGACTGTTTATTTATTCGTTCCTGCTCCTGCTTGGCCGCTCTTACACGTTCCTGCTCAATAGCAAGTTGGGCCATTTTCTTATTAAGCTCAACCTGGGAAGCCGTATCATTTGTCGCTATTGCTGTTTCTAAATCTTTCTCTAAAGATTCAGCCTGAGAGGTTACGCGGTCGCTGTACTCATTAACATAGCCCACATCAAGACTTTGGACCCGTGTTTTAAGCGCACTGTTTTCCTGCTGTATATTTTTAGCGTAATCAATAGCCGCCTGCTGTTGGCGCTCCGCTTCTCTTACTTTCTTGGTAAGTTTATCAATACGCTTTTTAACTTTTTTACTATAGTCTTCATGTTCTTCAACATTTTCAACTTCTGCTTCTGCCTCAGCCTCCGTGTTTAAAGTGCTGGGCTCTACATTTACAGAAACCGATTGTCCTTCTGAAGGAAGGTCCACGGTAAGTTCTTCTTGTTGAGGTTCAGGCATGGGACTTTCTCCATGTTAAAAATGCAGGATGTCTTCGGGATCCTGTATAACCGCTATTATTTCGTCATCATTTAATATGCGGACTTCTCCTCCGTCTATTTTAAATCGGGCTCCCGCATAACGCCCGAAAATAACCCAATCCTTTTCCTTACACCACGCACCGCTAGGAAATTTTTCCTTGTCTTTATAAACAAGAGGACCTGTTTTAAGAACATAACCACAAACTGTAGCTATGGATTCTCTATCAACAATAGCATCCGGAAGAAAAACACCACCTTCCGTCTTTCCTTTACCCCGGTAGGGAAGTATCAAAATACGCCAACCAGTCGGGGAAGGAAGACGCTCAAAGGAACTTAAATCCAACTTATCAGGATCCAAAACCTTTTCTTCCACATTAATATAAGCATCTTTTATAGAAACTAGATTATCTTTTTTTAATGCCTCGGATTTATCTTTCATTGATCAGCCTTTTCTAGGATTTCTCTTAGCTCCTGTCCTATATAGTCTAAAGATTCAATAGAGCCAACCAATTGTTTGTATTCCTCATAAGTTTTTATAGTTCCTCCGGTCATCATCTCGGAAATACGCTCCCGCCGCTCTTTAATCTGTTTCAATAAATGTTCTGCTAAAAAGATCCCGTCCATCAAGCTTCCTTATTTTTTAACTTTTTTTGCTTCTGGTTTCGGTTTTGGAGCAACCGCTTTTTCATAATAGATAATAATCTGTTTCTGTTGTTCGATATACCGTTTAATTTCTGCCATATTAAGGGCTAAAGTCTCATAATCCCGGACACTGATGGCATAAAATAGGAAAGCCCCATTCTGCTTAGTGTATTTCTTTTTGAATTGATTAAAATTTTGATCGGTGACAACAAACCACGTTATATCATTCAAATCAAGCTGACGCGGCCTGTTTTGCGTCGGAATAACACGGTCAACCTCCACGGTTTTAACCTCAATTCTTTTGAGCGCATCCCACCCTGCACAACTACTTAGTGTCAGGGACAGCAGTAATATGCTCAAAACTTTCCAGTAACTTTTTAGTTCCACGGTTTATCTTCTTTTCCACCAGATTCGGCTTTTGTTGGCTTAGTCGCGTTAAATTGTGTTTTCTTAATTTACCAATCAGATTATTTTTATACTTTTCCGCCTTCTGTAGGTTAGTTCCTAGCTCTTTATTAAGCTTGCGGTATTTTGTGGCATCCTCTTTCAAAGTTTTTATAGTATTATCCTGAGCTTGCTTGGCAGCTTCTAATTTTGCCGAGTTTTCTGTCAAGACTTTGATCCGCTCCTGCGTGTCTTTGTAGTAATAATAACCCCCGTAGACAGCGCCTCCAACAAGACCCAAAACTAAAATAAGAATATAAATTTTTATCATCATTGCTATGTTCTACGCGCAAGTAAAATAATAACAACTACAACAAGGACAATAATTGTAGCTTCTCCATAACTAAGATGAACTCCGATTAAGGTCATCTTAAGTCTCTATTTTTTCGCGCTCATGTAAGCCGTCATTCCCATGTAAGCACCTACTACTCCGGCCATGCCAATATAGAATAAACCAAATAAATCAGCCAGAGCTTTAATACGACTATCTGGAAAAATAGGTAAGAAAACCAGCGCCGTAAATACAAGCATGGAAAGAAGGGATATCCAGGCCATTTGGCGCTGGGCATCTGCCTTTTCTTCTGCTGTCTCTGCTTCGTGTATAGCTTTTACTGTAGCAAGTTCTTTATCCGAAACAATACCGTCACCATCTACATCAAACTCCTCGTAAACTGAATCAGACTGCAGGGTTTTCCTTGGTTTTT